TACATGAGCAGACTCGCCTTTTTCTGAGTACCAATGACCCGCCTGATCCGTTTGGACCAGACGGGAATTGGTAGGCTCTTTCGCTGTGATTGTTAATGCCATTTAATCCTCACACTTCTTTCTCAAACATTGTTTCAAGAGTTCTTGCGTGATTCCAGCAATCATCAGCTATTCTATATAGAACTTCATTTTTCTCTCGATTCTCTTTATCTCCATCGAATAGCTTTGTTCTGTTTGCCATAGTCGCAGCAAATATATGTATTGCTGCATACTCTAGTTTTGTTAGGCCCTGATTTGCTGAGTCCGCAAATGCCGATGCATCAACCCAATTTCTGTTGTACATCAGAACGGCATTGCGTTGCCGTCTGCGTCAAGCTCGACCTTAGTGGCCGTAGACTTGCCTGCAGCGGTCGCAAACTCTTTGCTGGCGCGAATCTTATCCTGTAGCCACTCCGGCATCTCGCTAAACTGCCCACCCTCGCCCTGCTCAATTTCATAATACATCTGAGCGTTGGTGGTGTTAGCTGGAGCCTTCATACCCTTGGGTAGCTTGCTCGCCCCTGCAATGGCGCAGTACTGCCTGCCCTGCTGGCTCGTCTTGTGGATGAGGGTAAGCATGGCTGGCTTGCCAAGAAGGTTCTTCAAGCTGAATGCCTTTAGCTCTGCCGAGGTAAAGGTCTGCCCTCTCCACTGCTCTAGCAGTTTCCGCAGGCTGGCCTTCTCGCCAAGTGAGCGTGTCTGCTCGATGGAAACCACCATCGGCTTTGACACCTTAGTTGTCTTGCCATTTTCTACGACCTCAAACTCATCAGTCTGGTCGGGCAACTCGAAAGTAAGCCGCACCTTGGGCGACCATTTCTCTTCGTTGTCCCAGTTGGTTTTCTGTGTGCCTAGGTCGACTAGGCTGTACAGCATTCCAACCGTAGCTCCTGCTTCGGGTAGTTTGCGCTCTTGTTTTGCTGATTCACTCAATGTTAGTGCCATGTTATTTCTCCTTTATTTATTTGGGTTTGTTGTTGTTGGGGTAAGTTGGTCTAGGTCGTGCGGGCTGGTGACATAAAAACCTTTTACATCGGTCGATGGCATATAGTCGATCTTTATTTCACGGGCTGGGGCAAGTTGCCGCGCCAGCTCGCAAACATCATCAGCGGTTAAAACTACTAGCCACTCCTTGCGGCCATTGCGCCGAAAGAACACCGCTGGGATCTTACCCGCTGGACAATCCCGCTTGGCCTGCGCTATCCACTCTTCGGGCTTGAGTGCTTGGCATCGTTTGCCTTCGATATGAAATGGAAAGTTCTCGCAGACTACATCCCCACTCCCGCTCTCTGGGTTGCCAGCGTATTGAACCGTGCGTCTAGCCTTCTGCCAGCCCTGTTCCCGCAAATATCCCGCCAACTCTCTCTCCCCTTGCGCTCCCTTAGCTCGGCTATTGATTTTGCCCATGGGCTAGTGTCTAGCCAGCCACCCCCAAACCCGTCAACACAAAATGTGCTACTGCCTAATTGCGGTTATACTTATTAGCGTCTCTAATGTCCTTATTAAAGTTTCTCATCATCTCAAATACGGTCAGTCCTTCTCGTATTTCTGGATTCTTGTTTAACCACGCCATCGCTTCGTCGAATGATTCCACATCACGCATGGCTTCCTCAAACTTTTCCCATGCTTGCGCCTCGTTCATAGGTTCTGGAATACACGCCAACTCTGGCCTGTCGATGGGCAAACTTTGGTCGTGACCGATTTACATTTGGCGATGGGTAACAACCAAAACAGATCGTCTGTCATCGCCCACAACGCCACATAATCCACGCCAGCGATAGGACGCTTGGGGATATTAAAGCCATTGCCCGTGGAAGTAGTGAATCGATACTTGGTACGGCCAGCCTCGACCGCCTGGGCGGTCTTAACTTGGATGCGCCAAAACTTCCCATCTTTCTCAGCTACCACATCGTACCCCGCAAAATCCTCAAATGGGGTAAGCACGTTGTACCCGCACCGCAGCAACGCGCCAGTGACGCGAGCCACCCCAACTGCTCCAATTTGGCGTGATGTTAATTTCATGCTTGACGGACTTCGGTTTGTGCTAGAGACTTTTTCCTATGAAAGCAATAACAACTATAACACTGATGGCGATGCTGATGGCATCGGGCATGGCGGAAGATGAGGATTGTGGCAGAAGTGAAATGAGTAATTTCATAGGTGGTGTTTATAGGGGAGAAGGATCTTTTGCCATGACGAGGAATGTTGCCAATGGACCTTCTGGTTCAATCATACGATCTGGCAATACATTCTTTACTCCAGAGGGGGTTTGCAGAAAGGTTGGAAATACTTATTTGTGTTATGACGGAGTAGTGGTTTCCACTGGAAAATCATTTGTTGGATACGATCATTTCGTTGCAAAGGCTGGGAATACTTATGTTGGTGATTATACTTCAGTTGGAACTGGGTCTACAATTTTGCGACCTAGTTGGGCAAGCCGTTAACCCTGCCCAAAAATAGCTAATCTATTCCTTATTCTATTTTCTAGGCCACCAATAAACTTCTTGCGTTCTGGATTCTCCGATGCCCTGCGGTACTCGTCATCAAGTTGAGCTTTGCTTGCTTCGCGCATAAGTGATCTTGGCTCAACTTGGTTAATTGCCTGCAATGTTTTTGGTCCCATCCCACCATCCACAGCCACATTCTGCCCTAGTGCATTCAACCCTTGCTGGATATATTTCGTTGCACCGCCCAGCCCACGATTAAACGCGAGATCCTGCGTGAACGGTTGGAGTGGTTGTGGGAGTTTTTCAACGAGTGGCGCGGTATATCCTTGGATGTACTCTGCCGCTGCTTTCGCTCTTTCTTGCGGAGGCAACGCTGAGATTCTCTTAAACGCTTCTGGGTGGTATCGGTCATTGATTCCAGCTACTTCGTAGCTTCCACCTTGATCGCCAGAAGGCAACTTATATACAGCAAGATTACCTTGGTTATCCTTGCGACCCTCCCAATCAACTGTTTGCATCCCAGCGTTAATAAGATTTGAATAATCTGGTCTAGACGCAGAAGATGATTTAGGCCCAACAAAATTTGGTTTTGACTCAAACAATGATTTTTCAAGATTATCTCTACTCATTTTATCCTCCAGTTCTGAAAACCTAGCAGCAGAACGCATCTTGTCCTGCATCTCGACAAGCCTTCTTCCCTTTTCGTCAACATAGCCAACACCCGTATTTACGGCTGGGGCAGTGTAGTCGGATTCTATTTCGTCCCTGATCTTGCTTTTAGATATTCTTGATTCAATTGTTGCCATTATTTTGATTGTTCTTCAACTTCTTCAAGAAATGCGTTAATGTCTGGATTGTTATCCTTTTTATTGATATTTGCCAACGTGGATAGGGCAGCAGCAGATGAAGATACTGGCGTGTTCAAATTGCTTGCCAGCCAGTTCACATATTTAGGACTTGTCATAAGTCTTGCCGCCTGGTCTGCCTGTAAAAGCACGCCAAGTACGCCTGCTGCAAAGCCAAACTTGCCAGCCGCAAGAGATCCCTCAAGGCTTGCAATAGTCGCTGGGCCAACAACAGCACCAGACGTTCCGCTGGGATTAGCCATTATTTGACTAGATTCGCGTATCATAGACGAAACCTTGGCTATATTATCCATGTTCTTTTGAAACTCTGAGCCGAACCTTCCAAATAGTTCTTTTCTTGCCAATGGATCGAGCGATGCGTAATTTGTTAAAAATCTTGATGTACTAAAGATTTCACCAGTTTCATCCTGTGCCCCAGGAAGAGCGCGTCCCATTCTTGCAACGAATGTTGAGACAACAGCCTTTTGATCGTCTTTTTCTACTGTTCTTAAAAGCTGTCTCAACTTGGACGGACCATCCTTTGACCCGCTAATAATTGACTTGTAAACATCCTCGCCATTGTTTTTTGTTAATATATTCCCGACATTTTCAACACGATCATGAAACGCGCGAGTGTAGTTATTGGCACGATTGTAAGCATTTCTTGCTGATTCGTATGGCGCAACTGCATTATCTATATCTTTTGTGATTGATTTGTAGAGTGCCTTGTATTGCAATTGAACAATTGTGTCTGGCACTGGTCCCACATTCGATAATTGCTCGCCAACTTCTGTTCTGAAATCTCTTAAAGTCTGGAACGGAATCATTCCTTCTTCGTTCTTGCTAGCCCTTAAGGCATCCTGAATCGCCAGTATTTTCTTATTGGCAAAAATGTTTTTCATTTCTGGGGATTGCTCGAATCTTTTTGCAAGACCCCTTAACATGTCCTCAGTATTGCTAACAGTAGCCTTGCTCTGCGGAAATAATTCATCTGCCTTATTATATAATTCAGACTGCACTTTTCTTGCGGTGGGCAAAAATATATTTTGATAGCTTTGGCTTGCGCCCCGACCAGCAAGGACTGGTTCTTTTACTTTAGATAATTCCGCCCTTATTTGCTCAACTCGACCCCCAACTTCCGCTTGTTGCTCTAATGCTTTTTCTCTGAATTTCATTGCGCCACTAGGGAATTTCCCGAATGTAGTTTCCATTTGCTGTAGTTCTGGCGATCTAGTTGCCTGTCCTGCTGACGGGCTTGTGCCAGCCGCCCTGTATTCTTGGATTGTTTGCGCTATTTGTTCTGGTGTTTTACCACCTCGCAAAATTCTTATTGTTGCGCCTCTGCTCGATTCTGTTATTCCAGCGGGAGCAAGAGCCAAGGCTCCTACTTTGCCCAGCCCTAGCTCCCTTCCTGTTCTTGCAACTTGCGCCATACGGCTAACGGAACCAGGAACCACAGATCCAGCGATGCCAGCGACAGCTTGTAACGGCATTGGAAGGTCAGCATCTTCAGCTAGGCCAGCAGCCATGCCGCCCGTCATTGCTGAAGCCGCCTGCGTTCTAGGGGATGCGTATAAAGCCTTACCAATTTCTTTCAAGAATGGACTTTTTGCAACATCCGCAATAATTTTCCCACCAGACATTATCGGGATGAGTCCAGACGCGCCTTCGATTGCTCTCTCCTGCATTGTTTCAAATGCGCCGCTTGGTTTTGGTAAGCCAATATTGCTTTTTACCTCCTCCAAAACTTCGCTCAAAACAGGAAGTTTCCCCATGCCAGTGTTTTCGGCAACAATTGCATTATATACTCTGGCCCCAATATCTGTTAAAAATCCAGCGGCTGCTCCTGCCTTTGCGCCCATTCCTGGCACTCTAAGCGGAGTTCCAAGAATAGCACCACCAGCAGCCCCAACTGTCGTTGGATTTATTGCTGCCCTAGCAAGAAGCCCTGCCTCTCGCATTGCGTAATCAGAAAGCCCAGCCTCCTCTTTTACAGGAGCAGATACTTCGTTTTCGCCGTCTAGGGGTCTAAATGCCATATAATTTACGGCTCCAATATCCCTCTTCGACCTCCAATGATTACCATATCTCCGTCCTTTTTCCCAGCCCTTCTTGCCTCTTCTTCGGTTGCAAATGAGTTAGCTGAAGCAGATTTAGGTGACGATACAAACGTATTGAAATCCTCTGGCTGTCCGCCTGCGCTAACAAGATCAGAAAGTCTCTTAACCCTAAACCCACTAACAGATGCGGTTGAAACAATTTTTCTTGCCAACGCGCCTTTTAATGCAAGTAGTTTTTCTTCTGCGTATGGGAAATATGGGTTGGAAACTATTTCGTTCATCAGTGCGGCATCTTGATCCGACATTGCACCTGGTCCAGCAATGGCCAATCTTAACTGGCCTCGCAAGCCACCCCTAATTGCCTGCGCCCTTGCATAGTTTGCGATACTCTTATCATCCTTTAGTTTGATTAGGTCATCTATGTTTTGAGTTGCAGACGAGAAATCAACTATAGCTTTTCGCATTTCATTCGTTGCCTGCTCGTCTCTCCCAAACCCCTCAAGTCCAGGGATGGTGCGCGATGACTCTAAATCTTTTTTGAGTTGTTGTTTCTGGATCGGCTCAAACATTGAGTAAGCGGACTGAATCGCATCCGCCTCTTCTGGCGATTGCGCGCTTGCAAGCCTTTGCTTGTATCCTTGTATCATTTTTGCGGTATCTTCAAACCTTCTTTTAATTGTAGATGTCTCGCCAGCAGCGTATGTTCCTCCAGTCGGAAGCGGAACAGCTCCTGTTAGACCCTCTAAATCTTTTCGCATTGCTTCGCGCGATGCCAAAAAAGCTGCGCGATCTAATTGCATTTGTTCTTCTGCTGTTCCAATTCTATTCATTTCGCCAATTGCAGCTTGTTGCGGCATGACGGGTCCAGCAATTTGTGGTTGTAATGGAGTTGCTGCTGCCGATATGTTTTGCTTTCTTTTTGAAAGATCGGATAGCAATTCATCTTGTAGTTGCAAATTTCTTTCAGATTCTTCAAGTCTTCTTCCTAGTGCGCCAGCAACTTCAGAAGAGTAGCCTGGTTGGTTTCTCTTGCTCTCTTCGTCCATTTTCTGAATTTCAAGTCGAAGCTTCTGCATTTTGAGTGCATCTTCTTCGGCAGCCATCGCAAGTTTATTGCGCATGGCCTGATCATAGTCACGTCCCGCTTGTGTTATGGCTGGCATAAATCAATAAAAGAATGCCCCAGATCCAGCTGCGCCAAAAAATCCACCAGGGGCTGCAACTTTTCCGAGCGATGCTACTCCTCCAGCAATATCAGCAAACTGTTGCGCCCCACTTTGCTGTCTGGAAATCGCACCCACTTGCGCGCCGTAGGTGCTGGCTCCATAATCGGCCTGCGAGCGATAAAGCTGATTAAACGCATTTGTAAGCTGAACTGGAATCTGCTGGTCAACCGCTTGATAGAAATTCGCAGCCGTAGAAGGCTGTTGATTAAATCCACCAGGCAACGCTTGATTGGCTTGGATGTAGCTCTGCATTGCGCCCTGCTGCTGTGCTGTGCGTGCGCCTGCGAGGTTAGCGATGGAAGGTCCGCCGCCAATGAAGTTAGCGGCTGCACCCAGCCTGTTTTGACGCAATGCGTCACGGAACGCTATATCAGCTTTGAGCGCATCACCACTCGACAAGCCAGATCCAAGGAAGTTTTGCGCTGCCCCGTAGCGTGCCAGCTTGCGTTGCTCGCCAGCCGCACCGATCTGTGAGGCTTCTTGCACTGCTGGTCCTAGGCCAAAGACGTTGCCACGGGCAGTCTGTGCGGCTCGGATAGATTGCTCGTAACCACGCCGTTCTTCCGCACCAATGGTCGAACCAAGGCGGAGTTGATTAAGAGCCTCGTCTTCGATGGTCTGACGAATCTGCTCAGTTTCTGGCGTGGTCGTAGCACCAATTGGCTCAGTAGCCATCTGGCGATACTGCTGACCCAAGCCAACCGCAGTGCGGTAGGAGTCGGGATCAATCTGGAAAAGCTGTTGTGAAGCACGCTCTTCGGGTAGCTGGACAAAAGACCTAAAGGCAGTTATCTCCTTTAGCCCTTCTGGGCTATCCATCGTGATAGGCTTGAAATTCTTTTGCATATCCTGCGCGCCAGTTACTGCGCTAGTTACGCTCTTTAAGTCATCGTTGAGTTGCTTAATGAATACTTCGGAAGATGTGCGTTGAGCAGAATTGGCAGGAAGGTCGGCAAGAAGTTTGTTGGCCGTAGCAAGCCGTTCATTGATACCAGCAATCTGTGTGTTGCCACGCTCAATCACGCTGTTTAGGCGGGATAGCTTTGAGTTATTGTAATCTTGAACAATTTGATCGTCTGAGACTTGAAAGTTTAACATTGACCCAAGATCAGAAGATCCGTAGTTACGCCCAGCCGAGAGTTGTGATAGGGCTTGGTTAAACGCTGGACCAGCGGCTGCGCCAGCAGGCGTGCCAGCCCCACCAGTCAAAGCCGCGATTTGTTGCGACAATGAATTGTATGTATTTTGCTTTGCGGTATTATCAAGAAGCTTGAATTGCTCGTCTTGCTTTTGTTCTATTTTTTGTAACTTTATATCTGTGCTTTTCTGTACGGCTTCGTTATATAATGCTGCCGAATAGTCAAGTGCGCCCTGCCATTCTACATTATAAGGCTTTCCACCTCCATACCGCCAGGGTTCTTCGTAGGAAGTAATTACACCATCCTTGTCAACATTGTATTTTGTGTATGTGCGACCGTATACGGACATATTATTTAGTTCCTACAGTTAACTCTGGACTACCAATGTTCGTGCCAATCGTTCCGTAGAAATCAACTGGCCCTGGCTGGCGGTTAAACGCCACATTCTGCTCAACCGATTCGTAGGGTGAAGTGCCATACAAACGCTCGAACTGGCGGGTCATCTGATCGCCCAAACCTCGATTCAAGGCATACGCTTGTGGGCTTTGTTCATACGACCTACGCAATCCTTCCAGCGTTCTCTGCGGTCCGTACTGCCGTTCCAATTGCATCCCAGCCTGCACACCCGATTGCTGGTCTAGGGCTGATAGCTGGCGTTCCAAGCCGCGCTGGGCTGGTAGATACTGGACGCGAAGTTTGTTTTCAAGCTCTGCCATTGCTGGAGCTTTTTCGATGTAGGTATCAATGTTCATTCGGTAAGCAGCAGCGTTTGCCTGTGCTACCGCTGCTGGATCGGGCGGAGGAGGCGGTGAGGGAATAGAAGGTGATCCACCCATGGTGTTAAACCCTAGCCTTTCGCATAAATGTCATATAACAATAACTCCTTGGTTTGCCAGAACGATTAAAGGTGATCCGCTTGCGAGGACCGAAGCGTTGCCAAAGCAACAACAGCAAGCAATTCAATGATTTAGCACCCTTTGAGGAGATAGTCAAATCCACAAACACATTCTCACCATCTTCAGTATGCTCATAATGCTTAGGCTCTTGCCCATCCTTTAGACACCTAGCCAAAGCCACGCCAGCTATCTCCTCCCCATCCTTAACCACCCCAACCATACCCTGCTTCTCAAACCAGCCGTACCACTCAGCCAGGTTAGGCCACATGGACTCCGGCACGCCACTCTCCTCAATGTACTCAACAGCCGTCATATCGTCTTTTGCACCTCAATGGTATCGGGGTTGGCGGCTGCGGTAATCTGCCTAACCGCCATCTTGTTTGCCTCAGAGGTAACACTGATGTTGATTAACCGCCACTTTTCGTACTTGCGCAGATCGGAAGCAATGCGTTTCTTAACCGAAGTAGGCAGAACGGCTGGCAGGACAAATGGCAGTACCAACACGGTGCTGGCAATGTTTAGGTTGGGCTGCACTTCCACATCGCCAACATCGCTGTCCCGCTGAATGGCAATAGTAGCATTGCTAGAAAATGAATCGTCAAAGATGATCTCGAAATTGCTACCATGTTTGGCAGCGTAGGGATCGCCAAAGTCCATATCGCGGGTGCGGACGGACGAGCTAAAATCAAACGTACCAACGCTTGTGCCGTTGGATTGTATGCCAAAATCCACATAATCTGCTGACGTAGTTTGAGCTGGTGTCTTGTATCCGCTGTACTTGTTAATCTGGCCAGTAGTCAATTTCATCATTAACCGCAAGCCTTCGCTTTGGAAGTTGGTTAAAGCAAACTGCATTACCTTCGGTGTCCAAGTTCCTTCAAACGCACTCAAGATAGTGTTATAGACCAAGATCGTATCGTTAAAGTTATTGGCGGCTGTAGGTACGGCTAGAAAATACCTATTATCGTAGTAGGCGGCTGTGCTAATCCCAATCTGCGCTGTATTGATTTCTTGGATTACGTCCTTAACGACTTCCGAGATAGGTAAGCCAACTGAGGTAAAGTCATCCGAAGCAGACCGAATGAGCGATCTGATGCCATCATCAGACAAGAAGAATATGTCAGCCCCTACTTGAATAGCTGATGCCCCAGCCACGCACCCGATGTTATTGGAAATAATCGATATGGTCCAATCAGCCGCACTGGTCATGTCGGGCGGGATGGTGATTTGGAATATCCTGCGCCGCTTAAATACAATAATACGATTCTCAAAGTAAGGCACAATAGCGGTAATCTCATCGCCATCATCGCCGTTAACTACCACGCTGTTTGTCAAATCCCACACGGAAGGATCTAAGATGTCTGAGGCGTAAAGTGTGTT